CGCAGCCAGTCTTTTATACTGTGCAGCCTGGACCACCTTGAAGACATAACAGCCCTTGAGCGCGTAACAGTCGAAGCATACGCTGCCAGGTACCTTCTGGAGCTTGCCGCCTGTTTTGCATTCTTTGGCAGGTAAACCTATTGACCATCCAGGCATCTTGCTTGGCTTCGACAGCCCGCCAACCAGAGTCCATGCTTCTTTTGTATTCATAATTCTATCCTATAATATCCTAATCTATTTGTCAAGCTTGAGCTTGTGCTTGTCGCTTGAACCTTGGACCAGGAAGCGGACGTTCTAAGCGTCGCGCTAACTAGTGTTGTCACCTGATCCCAGATCCAATTACTACAGGTTTCGTCTCCTGCAAGTTTATGCAATTGGATCAGGGATCAGGGCTGTCCTGTGCAGGCGGGTCTTTCTCTCTGCAGAAATACCGGACCATCCAGATATGGATCACGACCTGAACTATAGTGGGTCAATTCCCACAGCTACAGCCTCTAATCTTTTTCTGGGGGCATCTAAACAAGTAGCCCCCAGAATTCTATTTAAAATGGCATTTCTTCTGTTATCTTAAACTCTTTGCCATTCGCTTTAGTTTCAACTTCTTCTGTTAAAATTAAAGCTGGATTTTCTTTTGCTGGAACAATAAAATAAACATTGTCCTCATCATCATCAAGCAAAGTCAATGCACCTAATAATTTATTAGCCTCATTGATTGTCTTTGCCCATTTATCTATTCTGTAATCTTCAGAATAGTTTGTTTTTCTTTTTCTTATTATTAAGTATATCATGTCACCATTATATAGGATTATTTAGGACAAGTCAATATTTATTTTTAAATAAATAAAAATTTTTTTCTTGACAAATCCCAATTTATCCTATATACTTGGACGGTGGCTGGGGATGGTGGTTAGTAGTATAAACAACACAACTATAGGTTGTGCGCAAAATAAGGTGTTGACAAGTAAGTTAAAATTGTATATTATCCTATATATGCAAAAAGAAAGAGAGGCAAAAATGCGAATAAGACTAAATCAAGAGTATCGTAATAAGATTGCAAATCGTATGCGAGTACATCTTGAACAAGAGGACACCCACGAAAAACAAGTTTATGACAGTTTAAAAGGCGATCAAATTGACTTAAACGACAATGCGTGGAATATGGCAAAGACAATAGTTAGACGACACTATACCGAAGATGATGTTGCAAAGGCACAATATCTTCAAGATAAGTTTGAGAATGTTGATACTGTTGCGAAAGACAGTTGTTTTCATTTTCATTATATGGGCGAGGTAGCAGAACGAGATTATGACAATAATCCAGTTATGCGAGAGAAAGCCATTGAAAGCCATTTTGATTTTAAATTAAATGGTAGTATTGATGTTGATAACAATTCTTCTTATGCTCGTGATGACAATGGTTATTCTTATGCTTTGTTTCGTGATGAACTAAAAGCACAAGATAATTGCAACCCAGATATTTTGATTGAACAAGAGGGCAAAGATAACAACCCTCATAAAACAAAATACTGTGATAATAACAATAAGTATCTTGGTAATGATGATACTGGTTATGGCAAAGAGTGGAACGACAAATATCAATTAGATTTAATTGGTAGAAATTATTGTCGTGATAGGTCTATTGCTTGTACTAAAGATGAATATATGTTTTTGATTGAGTGGAAAAATCAAAAAGGTAAATTTGTACTTGCTCATCATAAGTGGATACAATCTATTTTAAATCAAATGAAAGAAATTAAGATTGGTTTAAAAGGTTATAAATATTTAGACGAGGCGATTGAACTTTCAACTGAACTTGGTTTAAATATTAATGAGGCAGAAATAATCAGAACTAACTCAACTGGCTTAACTATCTACAATCCTAAAAATCTTGCAGATAGAATTAAGGGTATGAAGAACAAGAAAGAGAAAACAAGAGAGGAAAAAATAGCCGAAAGAGTGGCATATATGAAACAACAAGAAAATAGTTTAAATTAACTATTGACAAGTATGGGGTTATGTTATATAATCCCATACATAGAAAGCGAGGAAATATGATTGACAATACACACTTTAGAATAACTTACTACTCACATAAAGACCAAAAGCATATTACTAGAAATGGTAAGTGGGACGACAAATGCAGATTTTGGAAATCTAAAATCGGCGAGGCACTTTGCACATATTTTGATATTGATAAGCAAGGTTATAGAACTGCAAAAAAATCTTGGACTGTGAGGTATGAATAATGGAAACAGATATAATTTGGCTTTTAATATTTATAGGCTATGCAATCGGACTTATTCCGATTGCAATACTAGGAATAATGGGAACTAACGAGGCGATTGATTTTCAAAATAGAAAGAGGAACAATGACAAATTTTAATTGGTGTCATAATCCAAGTTGCCATACTATTAAAACAGTATCAAGGATAAGAGGTAGTAAGGGCAATAAGGTTTTAAGAACTGTTAAGATTAAAGTTGGCAGATATAATTATCACAATGATGATAGCCCAAACATTTATGATTACTTCTGTAATCAAAATTGTTTGCATTCATTCTTGAATAAGTTTGCGCAAGAGATCTCAAACATTGCACCAGTACGAGAGGCAAAAGAAACACCGATCAAAGATCCAGTAAAAGATGAAACAAAATACTGGAATCAATGGTCCATTGAAACGAGGGGGGTGTGACAAAATAGTAGTTGACATTTATAGGAATATCCTATATAATAGGATCATAACAAAGCGAGGACATATGAAAGACAATAAAGACTACACCAGACGAAACAGATTCAGTGGCGAGACTATTGAATTAACAAAGGAAGAGGCAGACTTACACGATCAAGTGTTTTATCACGAGGCATTGGAGCAATGGGGTAAGATGCAGAAGTGTATTGATAAGTTTAGCAGATTAAATCCCAAGGCTTACATGGTCTTATTAGACTAATAGATTTCATCCTGTAGATGTATGCAGTTAATGCATACAATTACAGGTTGTGGCGCCACATCCCGGGCGCCAACGCGCCCGGGGTCTCGCATTTTTATATCTCATAGAGGTACCAACCCCAGGTTGAATTTTGAAATTCCCAAAAAAACCTTTTTTTATACTCAGAAAAGGGGTCCCAGAGTTTTGACTTTATGCCTTGATTTAGATGTATATAACGATAAAATAGTTTTTGGGACTCCAGTATGAACCTAGATAAAGAAAAATTAAAAAATTTTGATAAGCTACCTGCCGATATAAGAAGACAGTTCTCCCTGCTTATGAATCAGTATGGGCAGAAGAAAAAAGAATCTAAGATATCTAATGACTTTTTGACTTTTGTAAAACATGTTTGGCCCGATTTTATAGAAGGGTCCCATCATAAAAGGATAGCAGATAAATTTAATAAATTAGCCCAAGGTAAGATTAAGAGGCTCATTATCAATATGCCTCCGAGACATACCAAGTCTGAATTTGGTTCCTACCTTTTGCCTGCATGGATGGTTGGAAAGAATCCTAAATTAAAAATAATACAATCTACAAATACTACAGAACTTTCTGTAAGGTTTGGTCGTAAGGCCAAAGCTCTTATGGATTCCCCTGAATATAAACAAGTTTTTAAAACTAGACTTAATCCAGATTCTCAAGCCGCTGGTAAATGGGAAACCGCACAAGGTGGAGAATACTATGCAGCCGGTGTTGGCTCCGCCATTACGGGAAGGGGTGCCGACTTATTAATTATTGACGATCCTCACACTGAGCAAGATGCTATGAATGCGCAGGCTTTAGACAGAACTTATGACTGGTATACATCTGGTCCAAGGCAACGTTTGCAGCCCGGTGGATCTATTGTTGTTATTATGACTAGGTGGAATGAAAAAGATTTAACTGGTCGTTTACTTAATGCACAAAAAGAACCTAAAGCTGATCAGTGGGAAATAATAGAATTCCCTGCAATCCTGCCATCAGGAAAACCTGTATGGCCAGAATATTGGAGTCTAAAAGATTTGAACGGAGTAAAAGCTTCTATCCCTGGAAGTAAATGGAATGCTCAGTATATGCAGAATCCAACTTCAGAAGAAGGAGCTTTAATTAAAAGGGAATGGTGGAAAAATTGGGAGGACGATGAAATGCCTCCGCTTCAACATGTTATACAATCTTATGACACTGCATTTATGAAAAAAGAAACTGCTGACTATTCTGCTATTACTACGTGGGGTGTTTTTCAACCAGATGAAGATTCTCCACCAAATTTAATTTTAGTTGATTCGCTCAAAGGTAGATACGAGTTCCCTGAATTAAGACGTATTGCTCTAGAGCAGTATGGCTACTGGAATCCAGAAACAGTTATAATCGAGAGTAAGGCATCAGGGCTTCCCTTAACTTATGAGTTGCGGAAGATGGGGATTCCTGTTATAAATTTCTCACCTAGTAAAGGCAATGATAAGCATACTAGAGTAAACGCTGTTTCCCCACTATTTGAGTCGGGACAGATATGGGCGCCCAAAGAAATGGAGTTTGCACAAGAAGTTATTGAAGAGTGCGCTGCATTTCCCTATGGAGATCATGATGACTTGGTTGATAGTATGACCCAAGCAGTGATGAGATTTAGACAGGGAGGTTTGATCAAACACCCTGAAGATTATAAAGAGGAAGCAATTCCTAAAGTACAAAGGACTTATTATTAATGGCTTTATCAAAAGAAACACTTGTAGAAATGTTAAAAAACGAGTATCCTAGTTCCTACAACGCACATAAAGACAGACTTAATGAAATGTCTGTAAAGGAGATAATGGATATGTTTGATTTCTTAGATAGAGTACCAAGAGTTAATAAAAAATATGGCACTGATGAAGAGGACTTTCTAGAAGAAGATGAGTCTGAAAGTGTAATGGAGTTGATGAGGGACCAAGGTATTCCATATGGCGAACAAGTCAAAAAGAAACAGGCAACAGGAATCATGGCTAGCGCAGATATGGCTGGAGCCGATCCTTTACTATTAGAAGAATACGAAAAATATAGATACGACATGTTAGAACAAGGACTAGAACCTATGTCGTTTGAAGACTTTAAAAGAGACGCAATGTTCAACACTGCTTCAGCGCCTGATGAGAATATAGGTCCATCTGCAAAAGCAATTGATCCTACGATTAGAATTCAAGACGTTGTTGAAGAGTTCATAAGAGAAAAAGGACGTAAGCCTAATTCATTAGAAGAGTTAAAAGAATTCTACGAATTGAAAATTGGAACTGCAAGTAATCCTAACATGGATGTAGTCAAAGAATTAGTTGAAGAAGATAAAGAAAAAATTACCCTAGCATCTGGTGGATTAGCAAATATCCTAGGAGTTTAAATTGAAACTTCATGAATACAATGAGATGATGAGGTATCTCACGACGAGACCTAAGTATGCTTCCGGTGGAAGAGTTCATTTAAAAGACGGTACTGATAAAAAAACTTGGTTAGACTATATTGATGTCCAAGCTTCAGGATCTTCTGGTGGTAAAGACCAAATTCACGGAGCCCCTAAAGGTTTTACTTCTGCTAATGAATATTACCAAGCTGTCATTTCAGCCGACATTCCTATATCTCAAAAGATAAGTCTTCTTGGAGATCTTACTAAAGTTAAACAAAGAACTAGAATTGAAAAAGACAATCAGGAATTATTTTTAGACGAAGGTAATTACAAAAACAGAAATGTTGGAGTAGGTTATAATGTAGGTGGTGAAGGTCTAAGTGGTTCTGTTATGCGTAACCTTGAAACAGGGGATGATGAATTTAAACTTAAGTTTATAAAAAAATTTGCGGAGGGAGGACGTATTAAAGCTGCCGATGGAGTAGCTGTTAAAACTTTAGATCCTATGTTTCCAGAAAAAAACACTGATTTCATGTCCGAAGAGTTTAAACCTTTAGATTTACCAGGAGCTATAATACCTCCACTAGCAATTGGTGCAGGTGCAAAAAAACTTAAAGACATGTTTTTTAGTAAAAATAAAGGTGATGATAAAAAAGAAATTATTCCTTCTGATGATAAAGGTTCTAATGTTCAACCACCTGAAAACGAACCACCTAACTTTGATAAAATAGCTCAAGAGTTTTTAATAGAAAAGGCAGTTGAAAGACTTAAGACAAAAGAAATGAACCCTGAAAAGAGAGATGCAAGAACTAAATTAGCTAGGGATCTTGATTTACCTGTAACCAGAAGCGGTATGTTTGAAATTAGAGAAGGAAATTTTTTTAATGACAGATTACAAACATTAAAAGATAAAGGTGTAAACTTTGATGCTTACTTTAGTATACCAGAAATTGCTAATTTATTAGGTTCAAAATCAAGTTCAGGTATACAAAGTTATGTACAAGATAAGAACATACCTTTTGTTAAAAAAGGTTTATATAAAATTGTTAAGCTTAGTGATTTTTTAAATACATATGAAGGAACCAAAGGACGTATAGATCTTGCCCCATCACCTGACATAAACACTCTAGCTAGATCAGATTTTTTATCTGAGGTTGGAGGAAACTTTTATCAAAGATTTAAAGATATGCGAAGACCAAAATTTTTACCACCAGAGGTAAAAGAAATTTATGAAAAATATAACCTAGGTGAAATAGAAGGTGGTCATCCTTTCCCTGTAGAATTTTTTACAAAAAAATTTGGTAAAAATAATACATTACAAGATGATAGACAATTCGATTGGATATATAGAAACAAAGATAAATTGTTTAGTAAAAATAATTTAGTATTTCAAAGTAAAGAGGTAAATAAATTATTTCGTAATAGTATTAAAGATCTTAAAAAATTATATAAAGAGTTGGGTCCATATGTTGATAAATACGAGGGTAAAGGTGCAGTAATAAATCAAAAAGATATTTCTAAAATAGAAGACATTAATAATGAGATTATGGAGATTATTGGTAAATCTGAATTTGATGCAAAAAAATATATTGATAAAAGTGATAACAAAGTTGATTTAGAAAGATTTAAAACAGGGGGATTACATGGTGCCTTATTTAATACAGATACAGGAGAAGTATCTTTATACACTGGAGCTGGAGAAGGTGCGGGGTTTGAAGCAATTAGCAAAGAACCAATAGATGTAAAATTAAAATTAGCTGGAGATTATGGGGATATTATAAATAATATTATTACTAATGAAGGTGATAAAAAAATATTTACAGATTATGTAACCCAAAAATTATTACCAAAATTTCAGAAAGGGGGACCAGTATATGGCAAATACAGTAACCAAATCAAAAACATCAAATTACCCTAAAACCTGGCTCCTGCCGCCTGAATCAGGACCCACGCCTCAGGGGTTGAAAGTTAACTATAATACTGTTAGAACAGTAAAATTGGAGAAAACAAATGGCAGACAAAATAGACAAGGCCTTGACTCAAGGGCCAAGAGCAACAGTTAATATTCCGGGGGAAGAACAAATCAAAGAACAAGTAGTCGAAGAATCGATTGCAGAAGAAGGTTCTCCAGGACCAGTTGAAAAAACAGAATTAGAAGATGGATCAGTAGAAATTAATTTTGATCCTCAAGCCGCGCAACCAGAAGGTGGCGATGAGCATTATGCAAACTTAGCAGAATTTTTACCAGAAGAAGTTTTAGGTGAAGTGGGATCAGATCTTTCTCAAAAATATATGGACTACCAAATGGGTAGAAAAGAATGGGAAAGAACTTATACTACAGGTTTAGATTTATTAGGATTTAAATATGATATGCGAACGGAACCATTTCAAGGAGCGTCTGGAGCAACTCACCCAGTTCTTGCGGAAGCTGTTACACAGTTTCAAGCGTTGGCATATAAAGAGTTACTCCCCGCTGATGGGCCTGTCCGAACGCAAGTTATCGGTGCGCCGAGTCCAGAAAAAACGCAACAAGCGAATAGAGTAAAAGATTTTATGAACTATGAGCTCATGGAAAAAATGAGAGACTATGAGCCCGACTTTGATCAAATGCTATTTTATTTACCATTAGCAGGATCAGCTTTTAAAAAAGTTTATTATGATGAAGCAACTTCAATGGCCTGTTCTAAATTTGTACCCGCAGATGAT